GTCGTGCCAATACGGGCCAGGGTCATCGCCCTCGTATGCACCCATTTCTTGATAAGCCATTAGCTACCCGCAGCAAAGAAGAATGTTACGTCTAATGCGCTGCCACCAATCGTGGCATAGAGACTTGCTCCCACGTTGGCAGGAAATCGGTGAAACCCGATGGCGGGTGTAATCGTGCCCGACATCACTTCTCCGCTTGCGCCGCCGTTGCGTAGCACCAAAGTGCCAGCGTTTGTGCTGTTGACGTAAAAGCCAATCAATTGGCAAGGGCCGGTGCTGACTGCGCCGGTTGCTGTGATGTTCTTGTACCCACCGACTTCTGCTACTGGCTGGCTCATATACGTTCTCCACGATGATATTGAGTGTCATATTCCCACAACTCATCCAATGTGATGGTTTGCAGGGTCTTGCCCTTGGGCGGCGTTTGATCTCTTGCCTCTTGCCGGTAGGCGACTGCAAGCATTCTAAAGGCATCTGCTGGGTGTGAGCACCAATCATGGCGGGGATTTTGTCGAAATGCTTTCTTGTCTTCGTCGTATTCCCGCTGATATTGGCGCAGCGCCTCTAGCCCTTCCTCACAGCTTGGGTCAAAATAGCACTTTGGCAGCACCATCCTGACCGCTTGGATGCCGTCTTGGATGCCAATCTCAGGCACGATTGCCAGCTTGCTTATGCCGCCAAGATGCGCCGCAAGCTGTTCCACAATGGATTTGCCGCCCGATGCCAGCGTCTTTGCCCGTGCGTCATGCGGTAAATAATGTTTGGTGTACCGGTAGCCCTTGTCAATGACCACTTGGGCAATGTCCTCAATGCTTGCACCGCTGACGGCGTAATAGTCCATCACCCTAATTTCGCCGCGGACTACTTGATAGAACCACACCGCGGTGTCATCGCGGTAACCTAAATCCCAAGCGCTGTATACCGGCGCATCGACATCAAACGGCAATTCCCTAATCCGGCCTTCGTCCTGCGCCAAGCGCATCTCTTGCCCGTAATACGCGCCCATGATTGCCGCATCAAAGCTGCATTCGTATTCTTGATCAAACTGATCTTGGCTCAATTGCGCCCGTGCCGCCGCCAATTCGGAATCAGGCAGGATTTTGCTTACAGATGCCGGTAAGCGCAAAAGAAACCAATCCGGTGTGCCTTGGCTAACCTTGTAGATGTCGTGGAACTGATTTTTACCCTTTGGAGTGCCGCCAAACACCGCCCAACCCAGCCGGTCAGACAACGTAGGCCGGATGACATTTCCCCAAACCGAGGGCCGAAAGTCGCCATATTCGTCAAGATAGACCCCATTGAAACCCATTCCACGCATACTGTCAGCGTTGTCGCCGCCAAACAGCATGATCTTTGCGCCATTGATTAGTTCCACCATTAGGTCGGATTCATTGCTTGTGCTGGTGATAGGCGCAGCGTAATGCTTGAGGTAATCCCACGCCACCCGCTTGGCCTGGCTGCGAAACGGGGCAATGTACGCATACTGTGCGCCTCGGTGTCCCTCTGTGATTGCCCGCTTAATCACATCGTTGATTGCCGCCACGGTCTTACCGGCCCTTCGGTGAGCAACCAAACATGACCAGCGAGTCGTGCGGTTGTGGAACGGCATAAATGCGTCCCTCGGGCTGTACGGCAGGATTATTTCCCGTTTGCCCATGTCACTACCATTTCCACCGGCCCTTGGTCAGCGCCTGTCACTTCAGTCCTTGCCAGCTTGGGCACATGATATTCCACCACCGATTGGAACAACTCAAACGCCTTTGCCGGATTGGGCTTGATGTCATGCTCGGGATCGCCGTAAGCGACCGTATCAAGCCATTCGGTCAATCTATGGGCATTACCATCAACAAACAATGCGATGGCCTCACGCGCCTGTTGCGTGGCCTTGTTGGGCGTTCCACCCGTGCGACCACCCGTTTTCTTTCTAGTCTTGCCTACTTTAGATTCTGAAGTCATAAAGAACCCATTTTTTATTTCTTTTTAGTCTTTTGCGTTTTAGCTTGATCAGCTTTGTTGAATTCCTTGGCTACCTTCACCGGAATCCCTGCCATTTTTGCAAATTTAGGGTTGTGGGCGGCGGCGGCCATTAATTTGGCTTGTTTGCTACTAGTGCTTGGCATATCAACCTTTCGGTGCGTGGAATGTCTTTTCCCATTTCTTGTGTCGAAAATAGGGAATCCAAATGTACGGCAACAAGATTGCTGCTGAAAGTATAAGCCGGTTTAACATAGCATAAGGCCAAGGCAAAGGTCTAAGAACGTCCAAAAATAGGACAACCCTGATTTCGTCGGTTGGGTTGTGGGCTTCATGTTCATAAGTGTCATCAAAGAACACCACTTCGCCCTCTTTCCATTCATAGCGCAAGCCGTCCACAATCAAGTGCGGCTTTTTGCTGGCATCTGCTGGAACTGGAACAACCACGCCAAGGTGTGCCCTTAGTACGCCTGACCATGGGCCTCTATGCATTGGCAACGATTTGTGTGGCGCAAGGATTGACAGATAGGCGCTTACGATTTCGGGGTACTTATCCACAATAGCCATTGTCTGAGGCATCAGCGCGGCGTTTTTGCGGAATTTAATGTTGGCGCACTTAAGAAAGAAAAACTTCCATTTGTCATCGCTGGACAAAAATTCCTGATCCGGCGACATGGTCTGAAATGGAGTCAGTTCCTCATAACGCTCTAGGATTTTTAAGACTTCTTCCTTGATCTGTGGGTGCGCGGCTTCTAGGTCTTTGGCTGGGCGCAAGGTCTTTTTGCTAAAAAATGGGTGGTCACCAATCAGGCAGCGATTGTGGAAAACCCGAAAAACAGCGTTGTAAAGCCATAGTTCAAATTGCTTGGACAAATGGACAAATGCGTTAAGCATATGCGTCCTTCATATGAATCAAGCCGTTAAGCATCCGGCTCTTAGTATTCATCCAAGGCTTGCTGTAATCGCAATCGGCGTAATAGTCAAATTCCGGTATGCCTAGCGTGTAATGAGCTATCTTTGTCCGCAGATGGTCGTGTTCGCCTACCAACACGTTCCATTCCCTTGGCAATTCGCCAATGAGTGAATCAGGCAGCCATTGGAATCGGTGCAATTCTTCGCCTGTGCTTTCCTCAATAAATTCAAGTGTCAGCACCCGATTGCGCGGGTGTTCGCAATTCCACAGCACCACGCTTGACCAGTTTTTCCTTGGATAGTCGCCGTTTCGGGCTTCCATCGGTGTGCCGATGTACTTTCTTGGATGTTTGGTCTGATAGTCATGCTTGACGACCTGGACGGCATAGCGCGGGTCAAACAGGCTTTCTAAGTCTTCAATGTCTGCCAGCATGAGCATATCGCTGCCATCCAAAAAGATGGCTTTTCCCTGATATCCGCACAGAAATGGAACTAAAAACCGCTGATAGGTGAATGCGTTTGTGCCGTCCCGCTGCTTGCCCGACAAGGGCGTGATGCTGACCAACCCTTTAGTGCGCTCTATGACCGATTGGCAGAATACATGGTAGCCTACGGCTTCCCGAGGGTCGTATCCTGCAAATATGCGGATCATTTGAGGGTCAGGCGGTAAATCGTAGCATCCACTAGCGCGGCAATTTCGTCCACAATGTTTTGCAGTTGAGATTCTTCCGGCAATGCCACTCGATTCTTTTCGATGTAAGTTTTTAGGCTTGCCATGTACTTTTGCGGGTCTTTGGCGTTGTGAAAGTTTTCGGGGTAGTCCTTAATTTTTTCATAGCATCCAGCGTAAGCCTCAGCAAAATCATCGGTCAACTCAATGATTTCGGGGTAATACTTGCCCAATGCCTTGTGCGTTGCATAAGAATCGGTTGCCAAATGCATGAAATGGGTGACCGTTCCGCTGTGCAGCATGGTCGAAATAAAGTCCGCGACATTGTTTTTCATGGCTTTCCTTTAAGGTTGTTGGCACTTCCCTGCACACTTAAAGGTGGAACACGTCCACCAGCGTCGCGCCGCTTTCGCAGGATTACCAACACGGCTGGAGACTGTTTACTTTGGGCTACCTTGCGGCGTTACCTAGTTGATCGGCATCCAATCCCCATGCGTGTTGACACCTTAATTGTAAGGCAATGGTACGTCTTTAGGCCACCGGCCCGCGCTAGTCAATGCATCCACCGTCTTTTGGTGCGCCTGATTCCATAGTTGCTGGCGCTCATTTTTGTCCAAATTTGTCCCTTGGTCAATCTCAAAATGGCAATGTAGGCACAGCGCAGCCACCAAATTATCGTCGGCCTTGATGCCTCGACCCTTGCCGCCGCCCCAATTTGTGTGTGCGGCCTGCACCATTTGGCCTGATCCGCAGCATTGGCAGTCAAGGCTTGCCACTAACTTCAGCAACTTTTTGCTTCTGACGTAGTTGTGTTTTTGTAGCAATTACAGTCTCCAAGGTTGTGAATCTGTGCATATTGGCGCATTCAATCCGGCGGCGGCGGCTATTGTTTTCATCTGCGCGGGTTTCTTTGACCACAGTCCATGCGCCACATTTGGGGCATTTCATTCGTCTACGAAAGCGCGGAATTTCACGCCCTGTTGTGTTCCAAAAGCTGTGGATAACTCTATCAGTTCAGTCATTTCGGGCACAGTCATCTTGCTGGTACGCGCACCAATCACGACAAAGCCGCCTTCAATGCCAGGCACTACCTTTTGTTTTTTAAGCGCGGCGGTCAAAACATCTTTCCATTCGTCTTTTGTCAGCTTAACACCGTACCACGTTACTTGTTGGGCAATGTCTTCAAGGTTTGCCCACATCATGCGGTTTTGTTCAAGACTCCGCATTTAATCCCCACAAAAGCAGGAAATTGCTTCTTCAGTAGGGTCAAACATATCAACTTGTTCCGCTGCATATTTATACATTTCAGCGTAACTTGGACGGTCAATGGCAAAATATTTTCCATCACCCGAACATCTTTTTGCAGCTTCTTTTTCGTGATTTATCCACCACAAAGCCCTTTCTGGTTTTTCTGCAATCAAACTCAAAATTTGGGCTTTTGGTTTTAGCATACATAAATCGCAATTTCCATGCATAGTTTTACCATTCATGTTTGGCAAATTAAGATCAAAACTTGAATTTTTCCAAAAACTACCAATTATTTTTGAAGTAACTCCTTCAAACACTAAAGGTAAAAATATTGTTTCGTATTTACCTTTTGGGTTTGGGTTAGCTTTAAATTTGCTTGCTCTTCTTTGTTCATCTGCTCTTATGCCAATAAATGAATCCCACTCCTCCCAACCCTCATTTTTGAGATGTTTATGAATTGTTCTAGTTTTCATGTAATCAGAACAATATCTTGCTCTTCCATTTGGGAGCGTAGGACGAAAACGATTTATCAGCGCATCAAACGGCTCACCGTTGCGACTAGCGGTTGCAAAATCCACCACCGCATACCCATCTACCCTGTACTCCAACCAAATTATGGGAACATTCCACTTTTTTGAGCAATCCTGCACAAACCGCAAAGTCGCATCATCTTCCTTGCCTGTGTTGGCAAAACAAACAATGGCTTCTTTTGGCAAACCTTCGTTAGCCTCTAACACCCGCCAAAGCATATAGGCGCTAGTACGCCCACCGGAAAAGCTAATGCACGTTGGCTCAGTAATCTTAAATGGATTCATTCCACGCCCCTGATCATGTCTAAAGCCGCCTGTGGACTATCAACCCTGCACAATGTGCCACCGGCCCAATTTTGAAAAAAGTCGGCTTGCAACCCCGTTAAACGTTTTTTAGAGGTGGTTTTGATCTCCATCAAGAATGTCCAGTTTTTATATCCCACCAACAAATCGACAGGCAAGCCAATGATCCACACATAAGCGCCTTCTGCCCGCAGCGCGGCAACAATGGCCTGTTGATTTGCGTCAACCCTGGCTGCGTGTCGCATTCATTTCTTTCAAAACTCGGGTGCGAATGGCTTCAGCTTCATACACGGCGACCACGCAATTCTTTTAGCCGTTCCCGAATGTGGTCAGGCATAGGCGCGGCTTTTTTGTCATCTTCAAAAATCTTTTGTAGCGCAGAATCTACCTTGGCAGGCATCTCAGGCACTTCAGCCCCGTCCCATCGTTGCTGATTGAGGTAAACCAATGGCGCAGGAATGAATGCGCCGTTTGACTTTAGCCATTGTTCGGTGGTCTTCATCCATTCAATGTGCTTAATGATTTGGTCGGCTTGGGTCTCACAATAAAACTTGACCCACTTTTTTTGACATTCAGACTTTGCGCCTTTGCGGGGAGTCTTAGGGTAAGCAATCCAAAACTTATCAAATCCTGATTCAAACATCATCTTCTCCATTTGCTTTTTGGTGAATGTTGGAGCAAAGCACAGCCTTACCGTGGTCATAACCAAAGTTCGCTCTGTGCCGTGACTTGCTTTCCGGAGCCATGTCATCGCATCGCACTAACCCAGACTGTTTCAACCACCGCGCTCTAGGTATTAGCCCACGCTCCCCGTTCTGGCTTGCTCGTGTAACGGGGTATCTCTTGCCCAACCATCGACGCACCGCATTGGGCAGTCCAAAAGCAAAAACCCCGCAAGATGCTCTGTGGTCTTGGCT